AAATCGATAAAGAAGGTAGAACGGAAGGCAGAGCAGTAACTGCACAGGCAGGGATTGACATCAATCGCAAGGGTATGGATGTGGCACAAAGTTTTGGTAGCTCCTCATCGTATGCTCGAAAGTACGCACTTTCGGCTCTCCTGTTAATCGATGATACAAAAGACCCAGATTCTACGAATGATCATGGCGGTAAAAAAGAGGAGTTAAATCCTTCGCACGTAAAGTGGAACGGAGCAAAAGATTCTCTAGCTAGTGGAAAAGTTACGCTAGAGCAAATTAAGTCGGTTTATATTTTAACATCACAAAACGAAAAACTATTATTATCATGAACTTTAAATGCAGAGCAAGCGCACTAGGTCATTTGATGACTAACGCTAGAAGTAAAACAGAAACTTTGTCACAGACGACAAAAAGTTACTTACAAGAATGGTACAAAGAGCAGATTTACGGCGTAAAAAAGCAAATTAAGTCAAAGTACATCGAAAAAGGATTGGCTTTGGAAGATCAGGCTATCGAGTTTTACTCGGTAGCTATGGAAAAGGACTTTATGATTAAAAATCTGGACAAATTTGAAGATGATTTCTTTACAGGAACTCCAGATTGTTTCCACGACGGAATAGTATACGACTTTAAAACCTCGTGGGACTGCTTTACTTTCCCTCTGTTTGACGATCAGCCTGATAATGGGTACTTCTATCAGTTGCAAGTTTATATGCATCTGACGGGCTTAAAAAAGGCCAAATTGGTTTACACGCTTCAGGACACTCCAGAATTTTTGATTTACGAGGAACCAGTGAGCTACGCGCACGTGGAAAACAAATACAGAATCAAGGAATTTGACATCGATTACGATCCAGAAGTAATTGAAACTGCGAAAGCAAAAGTTTTGGAATGTAGAGAATATTTAAACGGTATTGGAATATGAAAAAGCAAACAGCAGTAGAATGGATACATGAGCAATTAACTTCCACTTGGTTTGATAGAAAGACATCTGAGGAAATCCTAAAAATAGCAATGGAATCAGAAAAGCTAGAAATCAAAAAAGCATTTATTGACGGAAGATTTGATCAAGAATTAATGGATTTTAATTCAGAAGAATACTACGAAGAAATCTACGGAAAGAAATGACTTCATTAAACCAGGAACAGAAAGATGAGATAGTTAGGCTATATAAACTTAAAGTAATGAATAAAAATATAGCTACTATTTTAAATATTAGTAGGCATATAGTAAATAATTATATATATAAAGACTATTTGCTAACGAACGAGAGAGCCAAAAATACGTGCGCTTACATGAAGGATGCGGATCAGGTAATTGAATTGTATGTTAAAGGTCTTCCGTACAAAGAAATTATGTCTATGACTGGTGTAAAATACTATCATTTGTGCGAGATTATAAAACTTACACCAAAAAGAAGAATTGATCCTTTATCTATAAAATTAGTGAGACAAATAGAGAGCATGGTAGAGGAAAATTGGAGAACTTGCGACATAGCAAAAGAGATGAATTTAGACTACAATCGAGTCTCACATTGGGTGAGAAAAGCACGAAAGGAGGGTGTACACTAGTGTACACTAAGTGTACACCTAAGTGTAAACCAAAATCGGCCTCCATTGGCTCCAATCGCAATAAGTGAACACTTTGAACACTTTTTGACAAAAATGAAAAAAAATAAATTTTCACCTAGTCAAAAAAAATACATTATAAAAAAAAGTGTAAACCTGTAAACCTAGGGCAAAAAACGGCCTAAAATCCCGCTAATTTAAGCGTATTCGCACTTTAGGGGGGTTTACACTAGGTGTAAACTAAGTGTAAACTTGTGTACACTTTTTTGCCAAAAACAGCAGATTTATACCCTACCCCCCCTCTTTTTTTCAAACCTTTGTAAAACACAAAAATGAACGTAACACTAGGAAGAGCAATTAACTTACTGAACTCAGGGTTCAGCGTCATGCCCATATCGGAGGGTAAAAAACCTCTGATTTTATGGAAGGAGTACCAGACAAAAAAGATAGAAAAGTCAGAATTAGAGAAGCTCGAATACAAGACCAAAGGATACGGTATTATAACTGGTTTTTACGATGTTGAATGTATAGATGTAGACTTAAAGGTATTTCCAACTATACAAGATGGAAAGAAGTTCTGGAGTGACTTTATTTCTTTTATATCAGATTATATTGATGACTTTAATAGAAAGTTTGTAATATATAAGACTATAAATTCGGGATACCATATTATTTACCGATGCTCTAAGGTAGAGGGAAACAGAAAGCTTGCAACACTTAAGGGACATTCTCAAGCCTTAATCGAAACTAGGGGAACTGGTGGATACATTTACATCTACGATAACCAAGTATCTGATTTATCTTATGAGCAAGTGCAGGAGATTACCGAAGAAGAAAGAGAGATTCTGTTTGGATTGTGCCGCTACTTCCACTACGATGAAGCCAAGGAGGAAACTAAGATTGAGATCACAGAATATAGCGGACTTACTCCTTGGCAGGATTACAATCAGAGAAACAAGGTGCTAGATTTAATTGCAAATGAGTTCACAGCAGTTAAGCACCTAACGGATCGGATAGTGATAAGAAAAACTAATTCTAAGGATGCCTTGCATGGATTTATATACAAGGACAGCGGATTGTGTTATCTCTTTACTACGGCCACCATTTACCCTCATGAGACACCTTTAACTCCATTTAGTATCTATGCTTACAAATACTTCAATGGAGACTTCTCAATGGCTGCAAAAGAGCTTTACAAAGAAGGCTATGGAGAGCGCAAAATTCGCAAGGTAGAAATAGAGAAAATTGACATTCCGCAGGAGGATTTAATATTTCCGATTGATGTGTTCCCAGAGTCATTGCAGAGTTATATTCTGTTAAATCAGAAAACACTTAATCATTCTATTGATTATATGGGCAGTTCTTTGCTTTGGCTTTTGTCTTTGTGCATTGGAAACGCTTGCAAGGTAGAGGTAAAAACGGGCTGGAGAGAATCTTGCAACATCTGGATCGGATTAATAGGCAAGGCTGGACTAGGAAAAACACCAAGTATAAATGCCATCATCTTCCCCATTGCTAAGAAGAATAGCTTTGAGATTAAGCATTACCAGAACGAGTACAAAAAGTACAAGGAATACGAGCGACTGACTGCAAAGGAAAAAAAGGATGTAGAGGAAATTAAGGAGCCAGTAAGAAAGCAGCTAATTGTAAATGACATTACCGTAGAAGCCTTGGCGGATTTGCACGAGGAAAATCAAGTTGGTATTGCTGTATTTAAGGATGAGTTGAACGGGTGGATTAAGGACATGAATAAGTACAAGCCTGGCTCTGATCTCGAGTTTTGGCTCTCATGCTGGTCTAATCAAGCAGCAATTCTAACTAGAAAGTCTGCAAAAAGTAGTTTTGTTGCAAGTCCATTGATTCCAGTGCTAGGTGGCATACAACCTGGAATATTTTCTCAGATTTCTACCATGGAAAACAAAGACAATGGATTCCTAGACCGATTGCTAGTAAGTTATCCGGACAAAGAGATTGAACACTACAACAAGAACTCAATTGACCAAGAAATATTGGATTGGTACGAAGCTTACATTAGTCAGTTCTATAACTTAGTGAGAAACCAAGTTTTGCAGTACAATAAATTTGGAGAGATTGAAAGTAGAATTATTCGATTTGATAGCAAAGCAGATATTGAATGGGAGCGTATATTTAACAATATCACAGATTTGCAGAACTCCGATGATATCTCAGAATATGTGAAATCAATGTTGAGTAAGCAGAAAGCTTATGTTCCTAGATTTGCTTTGTTGATTAATACGCTTTGGTCATTTGAGACTGGAAAGGATTTTGATTTTGTTACTAAGGAATCTTTGCTGAAGGCAGAAAAGTTGAGTAACTATTTTATTGCAATGTCCAAGAAGATTAAGATTAGCAGCTTGGAATCAAACGAGCTTAGTGAAATAATTAGGTCGATGAAAAATGAGTCCATCGAAAAGAAAATCGAGATGATTAATAAGACCATCCCAGATTTTAACCGCTCTGAATTAGCAGAGTTGCTAAATGTAAGTAGAACAACGATTTATAAACACTTAAAGAAATGATTGAAGCACTAGACGAATTATCGGAAATTCCATTTGATGTATTTTGGGATAAGTTTAATGAAGCAAGACCTGGGGACTACGATAAGACCTACACTCAAGGGATTTGGCTAAAAATGAGAGAAGCAAATAGGGTACTTGCATTTGAATACTTATGCAGGTTTGGTACAGACTATAAAAGTCCTGTATTGCATTTAGAGGCTTTTGATTTACCATTTTAAATATCCTACCCCCCCCCTTATTTTAATATGAAATTAGGAAAATTTGATTGCAGTACTGGGTTAATTAATATTCTTTATAATGACTCAATAAAAAACATTTCTGTAAGGACATCTACAATAAAAGATATTTTGTTGATTGATAAATTGCAGAAGGAGAATTCTTATGCTGTTGGTTTTATTCAAAAAACTGTTTGGGAAAAATATGTTTTTGGAGGTGAAAGAAACTTTGTGGTTTTTATCTGTGAATCAAATAATGATGCCGTAGGATATGTATTAATAACACCAGGAAAAGGCTCTTATAAATACGCAAAAATTCAGCAAATAGCAGTAAGAAACGATGCTAGAAGATTGCAATATGGTACTGCTTTGCTAGATGTTTGTAGACAATTTTGTGAAACATTTCATAGAATTGGGTTTACGCTTAGATGTAGGCAGGATTTAGAAAGCAATAAGTTTTGGAAATCTTTAGGTTTCCAGAATTACGGTGTATGGGAAAAGAATAAAGTAAATCATGTAGGGTTTAAAGCAAGTGATGATATTAATCTTTGGAAAATAGAATTGAATAAAAATATCATTACTTTATTTGATGATTTTATGGATAACGATTTAGAATTATTTACTCAAGCATCATGGAAAAAATTATGAAACCAATAGACATTCTAAAACAGCTAAAGCAAGAATCTATGCTAGAATCCTATCCTAATGTGCCAAAGTATGCTATTTCAGCACCAAAGTATGAGGATAAGACAGCAAATGGCCTAACTAAGTGTGTCAAGGAGTTCCTAGAGCTTAGTGGATATCAAGCAGAGCGAATCAATACTATGGGTAGGCCAATAGACAACCGCAAGCAGGTAACCGATGTTATAGGCAGAACCAAGACAATAGGCTCCATGACATGGGGTAAATCAACGGCAACCAAAGGATCAGCAGATATTTCAGCTACAATCCTAGGTAGGTCGGTAAAAATAGAGGTAAAGATAGGCGCAGATAGGCAGTCAGAACACCAGAAAATCTATCAAGAAGCTATCGAAAAATCTGGAGGTCAGTACTGGATAGTGAAAAACTTTGATGACTTCTATAAAAAATATGAAAATTTTCTTTTATCCAATAAATCAATAAGTTAATATTACAAGACAAAACAAAAACAAACAAAACAATGGCAAATTTATCAGAAATCTTCCTAAAGCAGGAAACATTAGAAACCCTACTTACCACCGTCAAGGCAAAGGGTCTTAAAGGAGTCTCTCTAACCATCTCAATGAACGATGAGGCGAACGATTACGGACAGAATGTTCAATCCTATGTATCACAGACAAAAGAGGACAGAGAGGCTAAAAAGCCTAAATTCTGGACAGGTTCAGGCAAAGTATTTTGGTCTGATGGAAAACCGGCAATGGTAGTAGAAAAAAAGCAAGCGCATCAATCTAAAGCTCAATATGCCGAGAAAGAAAGCAACGACCTCCCATTCTAAGTTTATCCTTAAGCGTAGGTTTATTAATAAGTTCAACGAATACACAGATTGGCAAGATATCGGATATGGAGAGTTTCTCTCCATTGAAGATGTCCAAGATAAAATCAAGCTGCTGATTCAGAACTATAAGACTAAGCACATGGAGGTACACTTTGAAATGAATGGCAAATTGCTAGATTTTAATGGAAATGAAATATCACATCCAATTAAATTTACTCCAAAATGACTAGACATATTTTGCAGTTACTTAAATTTATAAATACAGCATTCGGTTTTATGACTTGCCTATATTTAATAAGTAAGTCTCTAGGGATGTTTGCATTGGTACTTGCTATCTTCATCATTTACTTAAACATAATTATTGATGAAATACTCAAACGAACAGATTAAAAGAGCAGTTAGATCCTGCGTATGTTGCCAAAACAATGGCTTAAAAGTACATCTTGACATGGAAGACCATACCGAAGCTGGAGAGATATTCTTTAACCATTTTAGTGGCATTGTGGAGCCTAGACTTACTCAACTGCTTGAGAATACTAGATACGTTATTAAGCTACAACTTATTACTAGACACTTACAACACAATTACAAATGATAAAATATAAATACGAAGAATTGGACTTTCATGTCGATTCAGAATCAGGAAACTTGGTTATCGACTACGGAGAAAATGTAGTTGAAATAGAAAATCACTTTGCAATAGAGCTTGTTGAAATATTGAGACAGAAACTCTATTTGCATAGAGAACAAAAAGAAAGTGTAATCAAACGATTCTTTAAATAATGGAAGAAGCTCAAGTACTTAATCCATTTGGATACCTATCTGCTACCAAGGTACTCGATGAAAACCGCAAACCTAGTGAGTGGTGGATTGAGTACCTAGAGTTTAACGAAATAGTATCTGAAAAC